TCAACCTTCTGCCGCAGCGGCCTTTTCAAGCACAACTTTGAGTATGAACACACCGCCGTCAATGGCGATAGGCAGGACAAACGCATCGCGGATTCTGCACCAGCCAGTTTCAGTCTCTGCATCCTTGCGGCATTCGTCTATAACTCCATCGGCGAAGGTTTCAATAAACTCAATTCCTTCCGTTTCCGCCCAGCCTACAAGGCGGTCTTTTAGAGTTTTGCCGACTTCCTCTGCCTTAATAGCCTCCAGCAGGCTATCACGCACCTGTACCCATTTACTTTTTTCTTCGCTCATTTTGTTTTCCTCCAATCGTTTGAAATTCTTGGCAATCGTTCGATAAATACGCCGACTGTCCACCGTAGGCAATACATTTTCTTATGGCCATGATGGTAATGTATGCCAACGGCAGACATATCGTAATTGAATTGTTTGACAATCATTAGGCTGGTCACATTATTCCTCGTAATAAATATTGGCATCATACCCAAACCCTTCCAGACGGTCCGTAAATTGGTGCATACGGATAATGTTGTTTGGGTATTCCGCTTTGAGGTAGTCCCTGCAGGCCGTCTCAAAGGTGTTACCTTTGCCGTAGTTGGCTACCCAATACGGGGTATAATCCGGCAAATCCTCAATGTGTATATGGTGGGAGCCTTCAGCGCTCAACCAGTCCCAGCTCGCATAGACGCCATTATACTGGTGTCCGTAATTCGTGAGCTGATTGATAAATGCACGGCAGCACTCGGTTACATCACCGCTAAGCATCCGTTTTGACTCTGCATCATACCAAATGCCCAGCGGTGGGGTTTCGCCTCTCAGATATTCTTTGAGCCATGCAGCCACTTGATCTGCCTCAGCTACAGCCTCATCATAATTGCAGGCGTGGGCGAAATAATATACGCCATACTGCAGGCCATATTCCACGGCCTTGTTGACATGGTTGATAAACATATTATCAAGGTGGGTATGTTCGCCAATCTTCAAGATAACGCCATCGATGCCGGCATCTTTCACGGCCTGCCAGTCTACATTTCCCTGCCATGCGGAAATATCAATTACTTTCATGTTCATCTTCCTCCTTCATCATGGAGGTATCTTGTGGGGTATCTTGCCCCCATGATATAACGTCATCATTATCATCAAATTTTGGCAGCTGTACGCCAGTTGTATCGTGCAAGTACTTCCACGCTTCTGGATAGTCACGCTCCACGATTATCAACTGTTCCTGTAATGTCATTTTGCTTTGCCCCCTATACTGGCATTGCCTTTTTCACCTATTGTTTGATAGGCCATTTTGACAACATTAGGTACTGGCACGCCTACAACTTCGGCATTTTCAACAATCGATAAGCCTTCATTAGCTAAATAAGCATAGGTAATAGCCATCATGACCACGTCAGTTCCTAGCACTTCATCAGCTAAGTGTCCAACCGATACAATAAGCAAAATTGTCGTTTTTTTGGCAATGCCTTTCGCGCCAATCTTGTAATCAATTTTCTTTTTCGCACTTATTGCCGCTGCCAGCACACCGGTCAAGTAGTCGATTGCCATGGCAATCAGCAGGGCGTTAAGTGCCTGCGTCCATTCGCCGTATAAAATTGTTACTAGCACTCCTAACATCCCTGTTATCCCTCCTATTGTCGCCTCCAGCTTTGTGGGAATGAGTGACTTTAGCATCTCTGTTACTTCCGTCAATTTCCTGCCACCTCCCAGTCATCTGCAAATAAATCTACGTTGCCAGTAAAATACGGGATTGGCTCTTTGTCTCCGCTGACAACTTCAAGAAAAGGCTGCATATCATCGGTGTAGTTGCATTTGAGTATGTCACTTTCCGGCCAGCCTTCGCGCCTGAGCGTTTTCCCGGCTTTAGCAAGTTCTATCGCATCACTGAAGGTCATGGTTCTGCCTCTGTCTCCGCAACCGGTTTCGTATTTGTGGTTTCCTCGTAATCGTGGCCCGTGATTTCTTTGAACTGCTCCGCCGTGATCCACTTCTTGACTACGGCGTTGCGGGTCATTTTGAGCGTCCAGAAACCATTCTGATAATAAAACTTTACTTTCTCGTATTTCGTCATGCCATCTGTTACCATCTTAGTTCACTCCTTCCATATCGATGTCAGCCATCATTGCAATATATTCAATCTTGGAATCCTGTGCGGACTGGTCAAGCTCGATTTTGGGCACCGCGCAGAAAGTCAGGTAAAACTTACCACCGTCCCAGGCGTATTGAACCTGCTGCAAAAGCTTGGCATTCTCTATTTCCTCCGTCACTTCGCCCTGGCTGTTTTTCGCTGTCAGCTTAAATATGCCCCGCAGGCCCGACAAGTCCACTTCATTCTCGCTGACGTAGTTGTTGCCGTTCATCGTAATGTTGTCCACGGTCACGCTGCCAGTTTTATTCGTGAATGTAAGCGTGTATTTTTCTTTATCCATGTTCTCAGCTCCTCAAATAATATATCCATCTGTATAAGTGTTCGGCGGGCGTTATACCGTTTCTTATCGCCACGCCACGACGCATATTGTTCTTTGAACGCAGGAAGGCTCATTTCGCCGCTGGCAACAAATTTAGCCAGCTTTTTCAGCTTGCGGCGTTCCCTTACAACCACATCATGAGGAATCCGGCGGATTATCTTGCCGGTATCCGTCAAAATGTACTTGGTCTTTAGAAAAGTAAAGCCGCGGGACAGTTTTATTATCTGTGTTTTCTTCTCATGCACAAATATGCCTAAACTCTCCGCAATGGCCTTTATTTCTTCCAGTAATTGCCGTAAAAACTTTTTATCCGGGTGAATGATTATCCTGTCATCCATATAGGCATCATAGCAATGCACCCGCCTGACAGTCTTACACCATGTATCTATCCGCGTAGGCAGATATATTCCTGCTATCTGTGATACTACGGAACCAATGCCCATTGACCTTTTCAAAGTCTTTTGACCTGTCAGCAGGGCCTTGTCCACTTTCTCATGCTCTAAGCTGTTAAAGGGGCGGTTTTGGTATCCGTCCGGGCTATAAGATACATCAATCTCATTCGCTTGCAGTATTTTATCCAATGTCCATAGTGCCAGCGGATATTTGACATACTGGCCAAACTGCCGCCGGATAACATCATGGTCTATGTTGTCAAAATACTTTCTAAAGTCGATTTTTAGCACATAGCCAGCCCTGCCGTATCGTCGATAGTGCCAGCGCAAATGTTGCTCAAATCTCCGCCTTGTAAAACTAATCCCCTTGCCCTTTAGACTTGCCCCGTTATCATGAATCAAATGAGGCAATAATGCAGGTTGAAGGCAGTTATTTACAAGTGAGTGTTGCATGGAAGTATCACGGATAGTCAATGCCTTAACCAATCTAAGGTGGCCTTGCTCGCATAACTTAAATTCAGCTCCTTTCCCTTGGGTATATAACTTTTCCCGTAAATCTTTCTGCATGTGATAGGTTTCTTTTAACAGGTTTATCCTGTGTTTCTGTGTCCGGTATTTCCATTTGCTTACCTTCTCAGCCGTAAAGAATCCATCTAGTAAATTATTTGCGTTGTCGAATTGCATGTCTTTTTAACTGCCGCGCTTATAGGGGAAATTGTCTAACCCGACCAACAGCCTTAGCTGGCCCCGTCACGGCTCCTATTTACCCATCACGGGAAGGATATGAGCTCATTTCCTGCTATGTGTTCCCTGCATTAGCGTGGGGACATCCGGAAATAGGGGCGCACGCCGCCGTTGGCGTTGGAATTAGACGCGTCATTGTAGTTGGCATTGCCGTTGTTGTTGGCATTAGCGATCCTCGACGAAGAGGCAACCGCGGGTAGCTCATACCCTATATCCTCCTTTTACTTTAGATTTTTATTATGCTTATTATCTGCTTTGCGCCAGCCCTTCAATAAAGCTATTTCACGCTCAATGAGTGCCACGTAGCGCATATATTTTTCAGCATCCACGGGCAGGACTTCCACTGCAAGCTCCAACTCTTTCAGCAGGTTTTCACAGCAGGCTATTGCCCTGTTTTGGGCTATTCGCCTTTCCTCTGCCTCCGCTTTGCAGGTGGCCCATATTGTATAGGCTTTTGTAATGTTTATCATTAAGTCGCGCAAAATATACCATATACTTGACCTTAGTTTGTCAATCAGCCAATCAGGATAATCACCGGCTATTTTCAGCCGGTACTTTTCCAGTAAATCCGTAAAAATGGCAGCATCCTCAGCCTCCATTTTCTTGGTGTTTACTCTCATATTGCGGACAGTGCTTTTCACCCCCAAATCACGCAATAGTAAAAACGTCATATCCCGGCGTAGGATTATGGCATTTTTGTAAAATTCCAGTTCGGATAAATTCCGTTTTCTTGCCAGTACACCCATGTTTATCACCTTTCCTTAACCGCACCCCACCCCATATAAAGGGGGTGGGGTTATAGGGTTAGTGGTACAGGAAATAGGGGCGCACGCCGCCGTAGGCGTTGGAATAAGACGCGTCAGAGTAGCCGGCAAGGCCGTAGTCGTTGGCAAAAGCGATCCCCGACGAAGAGGCAACCGCGCGCAGCCAAAACCAACTTCTATCCTCCAAATGGTTGCACTTCAAAGCATAGAGGGGTAACATTCTTGGGAAATCACCCACATCATAGCCCGAACCAAAGACGGATCCGCCGTAAACCATTGCCTCATTCGGAATGTTGGCACCTTCTACCGTAGTCCATGCCCAGTTGGAAGATTTACCCGTCATACCGCCGCCCGTGCTCTGTACGGTGGTATTGGTGGCATTTGCCAGCAGTTCTCTATGGCTGAGAACATGGGCCGCACCAAACGCGCTTTTAATTGCCGCCGTCCAAATAGGCATGTGTACCGTCCACATATCCGAACCTACATAAGCCCCCGTGGTATCAGCGGTAGGGTTCATTTTTACATCACGCTGTAAGGTGCTGGCCGGGATAAGCAATACATGGTGTTCCGTGGTTTCGGTATCACCACAATGTAGGTGCGGATCAATAGCCGCCACCAACCACTTTACATTCGAATAGGTGGCCGCCGCCTGAGTCACGACTGTACCACTCTTGTTGGTATAGGTGGTAGCGGCGGTGGTTACCGTTTTAATTACATAGTCACCGATATAGATTTTTGAGAAATCGCCTGCTGCAATATCAAGGCTCATTTGGCCACTTTCCATGTATTCGGTCAGGTCTTTGCCACGATACAGGCCATTGTGCATTGCTGCACTGTGGATCATATCCGCAACAGGTGCATATTCGCCCTCTGTTACCGCTTTTTTGATATCTACGCCATCAATTACAACCTTTTTGGCGTTCACTTCCGCCCACTGCTTTTCCGGCGAACCTAAACGCCCCTCATTATTCGCTCTCGGGCAGTACCCTCTTGTTGACATATCTATTTCCTCCCTCAAAGTGCTTTCGGCATAATATCGCCGTTTTCATCCAACTCAAAATTTACGCTATACAGCGGGTTTTCCGCCGGCATTAAATCGCCATTGGTGTCAATCTCAAAGAAATCCCCCTCAGTTGTGTATACGCGTTTGATAGTCCATACCACAGTACCATCCGTGACGCTGTCCCCCAGCACCTTACCGGTCAGGTCTAACAGACTATTGCCCGTAGTGCCTGCCGTGGTACATTCCAGCCGCCAATCAGGGTGTGCAGCCAGCTGGGTATCAAAGAGGATAGCCCCGGCAGCGTATTCCGTGCCTGCCTGCCGCAAGCCTGCCGCCCGCGCCAACATTTCGGTGCTGACAAGGCCCGCCGGGTCAATCTGCACAATGATATTTTCGGCGTTGCTTACAGCAATATCCATTGCGTAGCTTGCCGATACCGTGACGGACGCGGTGGACGGTGGCACCCAGTCCGGTACATTATCCAAAGATATTGCATAGAGGATTTCCCCCACATCCGGATCCGTGGCGAACACGCCCCACTCTCTCGCATAATAGCCCACATTTACCGTAGAAGTAAGGATTAGCCCTGTTACCGTACAGGTGTTATCCTCATGGGTTATTGAACTGATACCCAGCACGGACTTGGGACTTCTCAGGTCGGTCATGGTATCAATGTCCGTGCCTGACTCCGAACCATCACCCAGTTTTACTTTGGTCAGCTCCAACTTGCACACGCCTGCAATAACTTTGGCCTGCAAAGCTCTGCCTGCGGCGGTAAGTTGTGCCCCTGCCCAATTTGCCATTTATATAACCTCCTTAAACCTTATAGCTCTTATATACATACGGGCCGCCGCCTGTATATTTCCGGCAGGTTACTGTCGAATCACTTATTACAGCAGGGCCAGCATGATAAGACTTGTGAATGTGTGGGATAACTCCCATATACTGATTATTTGCCACATTGGCATCATGCACTTGGGCAGGGCCTACATGGTAGGATTTGAATACCTCGGGGTATACGCCCATATACATTTTGTCAGTTGTTTTCCGCTTAACGCCTAAGTTATCCATGACGCTACGGACATTTTTCACCGTTTCCACCAATCTGACAATGGTATCAATCTTTTCTTGCGTTATCCCGGGCGCGTCAAGTAAATCAATCTTGAAGTGGTACGGATCACCGCCATAATCAAACCACTCTGATACTTTGGACTCCCCAAATACAGCAGTGGCAACTTCTTCCACCGCTGACGGGGTGCCCTTTCGGCGGTGCCATGCAATCGACTGCTTTACCATACGCCGCTTGGTGGGCAAATCCATGCCTTGCTCATAGAAATCTACATGCCATTGCCATGCCAGCAAGTCCACCACCGGCTCCGGCAGTTCATCAATCCGGGATAGGTGCATTACTTGCTTGCAATCTTCCGTTACAAGTTGCAGCTCCTTGTCCAGGGCTTTAGCGGTGGCATATATTTGCTCGTCAGCCAGCAGGTTATCCGGCAGGATATCCACCAATGATAAGGTTTTCAGCTCCTTAATCATCTTCCAGCCCCTCCAAATTTACAGTGACATTTTCCGCTATGGCCACAGACGCGGCATTGACTGCCGTAAATACTGGCTCGGTAATTTCCGCCCGCTTCGCCCCGGCCTCGCGTATCCGGTAATACAGCTCCGTGGGGTTGATATCGCGCCCCATCTTTGCTTTTTGCCAGCTTACATAATCCTGCACCGCTTTTTCTACGGCGTTTTGGATTTCCACAAGCTCAGTGGCATCATCACGGGATACCCAGTATTTTACATTTACATCATAATCCACCGCCGTGGGTGCCAGTACGTTCACATTGTCGGTAAGAGGGCGTATTTTGTCATTGCTTAGCGTTTCATCCACCGCCGCAAGGATTTCCTCCCCTGGCAGCTCCCCACCTTGCAGTAATACATAGACATTAACCACGCCCGCGCCGCCGTTTTTGGCCTTTACGTCAGCAATCAATGGGTTTGTAGCTTTGGCGAAATACTCATAGGCCCCGGACGGCCCCGCCACAGAAAACCGTTCAGGTGCTTCTTGTATACGGCTCCTGTAATCATCGTCTTTCTCTCTATCCGCGCCGCCCTCGCTGGTGGTGGTATTGGTCACCGTGGCCACAAATGGCACCGGGTCGGTCAATGTCTTAATCTCTCCCGCCACATAGCCGTTTCCTTTTGTTCCGGTTTCGGTACAAGTCGCGGCCACCGTTATGGAGGTTTCCCCAGCCGGGATTATTGCCGCGTCATCAATAGCAAAATAAACGCCATCGCCCGCCGTTGCTCTCGTACCCGCTGGAATCGCCGTGGCTGCCTCTCTCGCGGTGGAAAGAGTAAGACGCAAGGTAACTGTCGCGGCAGTTGCTTCCAGCCTGTCTGTGTCCACCAAAACGCCGTGGTGCTCTAAGAAATCACCCTCTGCAAAGGCTAGCAGGTTCATTTTTGCCCCACGGTCAATAATTTCCCTTTGCTGGATAATGATAGCCTCCAACCCCATCAAGTAAAGCCTCAAAGGATCAGCCCTGGCCAGCGTTCTATCCAAATATTTCTCTACTGTACCCACAATATTCAGCTCTATGGCTGTCGGATCGCGCTCTGCAAATGTTATATCCGGTAGTTTTTTAAGCTCCATTTACTTTTATCCTCACTTTCGTTATAACTTTGCCCTCAGTTTCCTCCCCCTCGTACCCCACCGATACCACAGCGGCGCGGGGTTCGTACTTATTTACTGCTGCCACGATTTCCGCTGTAAGTTTCGCTTGCGCGGTGGCTATTGGTAAATCCACAATTTCACCGCTTATGCCAAACTCTCTGTCCATTGGCACCGTCTTTTTTAAGGTAGAAAGGATAGTGCGGGCATTCTGTACTATTTCTTCCAGCTCGGTAGCCGGCGCAAAATTCACCTTGCCAACCTCTGCCGTTACATCAACCACCATTGCTATCCGTCCCCTCTATTAAAGCCGGTACATACTCTTTCAAGGTCACATCTATTTGAGTGACAATCACCCGCCCGCTGTTGTCGATAGTGTCCACGCTTTCGCCTACACTCTCAATAATCCATTGGTTGGCTCCTATGGTTTCATTCCCCAGCACAAAATACATTGCCTCACCTTTTTCGCAAAGCTCCCGTATTTTGTTGGTTTCGTCCACCGGTTCAACCCCCAACAACACAGAAAACTGCATTGTAAAGGATATTTCCTCGCCATCCGGGCCAATATATTCCAGTATTGGCTTTAGCCCTATGATTTCATGGGACTGGTAACGGGCTTTTGTGATGCGCTTGTAGTCCTTGAAGGTTCGCACCTCCCGGCTGGATACCTCAAAGACGATATCCCCCAGTGAACCAATGGGCATTGAAAAGCCCCAGGAGGATAATTTCCCGCGTAATTGCGATAAAAGCCCCTTGCCCATATTGTCAAGCCGCTTTTGCACGCTCTTTTGATAGCTCCCTGCCACGCCTGACAAGAAAGACATTTCCTCACCCCCCTACAAATACATTCGGACTGCCTGCCGCCACGCTGCCACCACATGATACCGGATCATCCACACGCCCCGCCGGGCTGTTATTGATAAAAACCGTGCCGCTGCCGCTGGCAATCACGCCACTATGGGGTGGGTGTGCAGGGCATGAATGAGGGTTATAGCTATCCCCCACACGCCCCGCCGGTATCCCGTTTACAAATACATTGGGGCTACCTGCTGCCAAAGCAATAGGCGGGCACGCATCATGCCCGGTGCTGTTGTCTCCTACTCTCGTTTGCGCCGGCATATCATCACCCCTTTAATTCAGATTGATAGTGCTGCCGTTTATGGTTATCGGCCCGGTAAAGTTGATTTGCAACGAACCGGCGGCGCGGTCAACCTCAATAAACGATCCATCCGCGAAATCCATTCGCATTATGTCCGGGCTGGACACTTGCGGTGGCTGGGTATCCGTGAAGTAGCTCCCCATAATCCAACCGGTTGAAAAATTCTTGTCGTTGTTATTGAAGATACAAAGCACTTGGTCGCCAATATCCGGCACCCAGTAATCTTTATTTTTACCTGAGCAGCGGTGTAATATGTGCAGTTCCGGGGAGGCTATGCCGTCTTTATCGTCAAACTTTACCCGCGCGGTATTGTTTGCCACATTGACGCTTGCCACGGTGCCCGTTCTGAGCATACCCCGCAAGGCTCTCTCTGCATCAGTACCCATCTATTACCCGCCTCAATTCTATTTTGGTGGTGTATCCATGTCCTATATCATGGGTGCTTTGCTTAATCAGATACTTGCCATCATAGCGGTGAAAGCCTTTAAGCTCTACCGTGTTACTGGCCAGTAATGCGAAATTACCCATCAAAGTCATAGATACAGCCACCTCCTCTAAATTCTTTTCATGCAGTTTTTTCTTTGCCAGTTTTTCCGCTTCTTCCAGCGTTTCCACTTTCTCATTTATCTGCAAGGTTTGGCCTTTCTCCCTCTTGGGGTCGGTGAAAGTATACTCAATCAGCTTGTTTTTCTTGCTGTGCTTATACTTCACATGGGCCGCCTTGTAGATATCGTGGATAGTAGACCGGCACTCAAACGACAAAAGCCAGTTGCTTTTTTTGGTGATAGTCAGTACCGGATCCGCCTGCTCATATTTTGAGATATCAAAGACAATGATTTTCTTGTCTGATACCTTCAAAGCCAGGCCGGCATCCTTGCAAAGTTTCTGCAAAAATGACAGGTCGGTTTGTTCGGACTGTTCCGCGCGTTCCAACGTCGGATCCTCCGGGGCATCAAAATAGTTTTCCATTCCTGCCCCATCCGCCACATCTTTGATGATTTGGGACAGCTTGACTTTCTCCCATGCCCGGGTTTTCTCTACCCCACGCAAACTGGAGTCATTGGGAATGGATACCAACTTTATTTTGGCCTCGTTTGGTGGGCCGGTGTTGGTTATTTCGTCCACTTCAAACTTGCCCAAAGGCAGCTCTCTCGTGTCTCCCTCTCCCTCCCAATCGTTGACGGTTATGGTTATGTCCATGGTTGCGCCCCTGTCCGGCAGCCAGTCGCCTGTCCAAAGCTCTTCCCTGTCGTGCATTGTGATTTCTGCCGTGTCCGCCTCCCCACTCAAAACCTCGCGTACTGAAAAGGATTTGAAATAGTTGGCTATATCGGCGGAAATATCCGTGCCCTCATAAAGGCACTTGATAGTTGTTCGCCTTGCTTGTGGCATCTAATCACCTCCGCCACGGCGGCAGGGTTTCCGTCCTGTTATCTGCCGTTATCTCCGGCAGTGTCAACACGGCACCCGCTGAAAAAATCGCCGTGTTGACATACTGGGGGTTGGACTCAATCAGCAAATTTACATAATTGCACGCGCCCAACTGCTCATAGGCTATTAAATCCCATGTATCACCGCTCCGCGTTGTATATGTCTTAGCCAAAAGATAGCCGCCCCCTTTCATGTTCAAGCTCTGCCATTTGCTCTGCAAAGGATTTTTGGAACTTCCGCCCTGCATCCGCTACCGCCCGGCGAATAGTGCCGGGGTCGCTGTCCCCATATACGTTGACATTTATGGTAATCGGCGGCATTGTTATCCCGCTGGGGGCCGCTGCCGCTCCTTCATCAATGGCAACCCTCTGCCGTACAGGTGCGTTTTTCTGCCCCACACCTAAGATTTCGCCGGCTTTCTGCCAAAGGCCAATAGCCCGTGGCGAACCATCTAATGGTATAGCCGCCTCCGGCCCTTCCTCGGCGAATGTTGTTAAGAATGCGCCTTTACGGTAAATACCCCCCTGGGCGTTTTGTGCCACCGGCGTACCGCCACCGCCAAACTTTATGCCGCTAATCGTGGAAACTATGCCGCTGATAGCACTCTTTATGCCGCCCAGCACACTATCCACAATCCCTTTCACCATATTGAAGGCACTACGGAATACCTGCACCACACCGTCCAGTGCTCCGGACAAATCACCATTGACCAGTGCCGTAAATGCTGTAATGAACCCCGAGAATATCCCTAAGAGTCCGGTTATGATGGATGCTATTGAGCCAACAGCCGCCGTAACCCATCCTACCGCCGTATTGGCAAATACGATAAATGCTCCTACCAGCACAACACCAACGACCTGCGCCAGTGTAGAAAAGATGTTAATTACCGTATCGATAGTCCCCTGATTTTCGGCAAATACAGCCTGTATTTGTGTCCATGCGCTTTGTATTGTCACCCACAGATTTTGAAATACCGGCTGCAGGGCAGTCCATAGATTTTGGCAGGCTTGCACAAATTGCGTTATGGCTGGCTGTATCATTACCCATGCATTAGAAAATGCAGTTTGTATCTGCCCCCAAAGTGTCATAAAGAACGGGCCAACGGTTTCCCAGTTGTTATAAATTAAAAGTGCCGCTCCGGCTATAGCCAGCAATGTGAGCCCCAGCGGTGAGACAGCAAACGCTAATCCGGCTTTTGTCACTCCCATTATCGAGGTGGCCATGCCTCTCAAAGCGGTTCCTGCTGCCGACGCCGCATTACTAATTGAAAAACTGGTTGCCATATTTCGGACAGATTGAGCAGCGGCTACAGCATTCTGCTTTATTGTGGCAACTCCATCGATAAAAAATTGCTTGGTTGGCTGCATATTTGACTGTGCCGCTGTTTTCATTTCCCGCCATTGTGTTTTCATTGCGCTAACTGCATCATTGACCGATGTTTTTGCACCATCCATGATACTGCTCCATGTTATGGCCCGCATTTGGTTGTAGGCGGCTGTGGCTTCGTTGGCAAGGTTACGGTATGTTTGCCCGTTTGTGACAGTATTCAAAACCATCATAGCCCTTGTCTGTACCTGTGTGGCAGCAGTCATCAGGCTTTGCGCGGCTGCACCTTCGCGATTGGCAGCAATATATGCGGTTACGCTTGCGGCCGCAAAATCATATACCGCAGACGCTACGCCATACGCTTTTACCATCAAAACCGCCGCTCCTAATCCGGCTGTCACTTCGCCAATCACTCTTACAATATCTTCGTGACCTTTTACCCATTGTGACAATTTGCCTAACTGCCCGCCAATATACTGTATTTCATTTGTCAGGGCAGGTAAGAATATATTACCTATGGAAATCGCTACGCCTTCCAATGCGCTTTTTGCCTGTGTCAGCGCGCCATTAAAACCTTCCATCATAATCTTGGCCATTTTCTCGGCTTCGCCGTCACAGTTTTCCATTTTTGACACTAATTCTTCAAAAGCCTCTGGGCCAGCTTCTATGACACTAAGCCAGCCGGTTGCCGCCTCAGTGCCGAAAATAGCCTGCATAGTGGCAAGTTTCTGCTCACCGGTAAGGTTTTGCGTCTTGGTGCGGATTTCATTCAACACCGCCATCATCTTATGCGCGGGTGTGCCGCTGAAATCGTCCATATTGATCCCCAAATCCTGCAAAGCGGCTTTTGCTTCTTCCTGTTGGGCTGTCGCCTCTGACATGGAAATCCCCAGCTCCTCCATTGCCTTGCGGGATTTTTTTGGTGGGCCTGCCAGTCTCAAAAAGCCCGCTCTCAAAGTTGTGCCTGCCTGACTGGACTTAATACCGGCGTTTGCCATCAGGCCGGCCATTGCGGCAGTTTCTTCCATAGATGCGCCGAATGCTTTAGCTACTGGTGCGGCATATTTCATTGTCTCGCCCAGCATTGCCACAGTGGTATTTGTTTTTGATACGGTAACGGCAAACACGTCCGCCATGTGGCCAGCTTGGTCAGCAGTCAGGCCAAAAGCCGTTAAATCATCAGAAACAATATCGGCGGTTCTTGCCAAATCCGTACCGCTGGCAGCCGCCAACGATAAAAGGCCAGGCATACCACTTATGATCTGCTGTGAGTTCCAGCCGGCCATGCCTAAGTAGCTCATAGCCTCTGCCGCCTGAGTGGCACTAAACTGGGTTGTTTCGCCCAATTCACGCGCTTTAGCGGTCAGCTGTTTCATAGCCTCTCCGTTTGAGCCAGTAATAGCTCTCACTTTATTCATTGCCTGCTCAAAATTTGCCGCTGTCTCAATGGCTCCAGCAAAAGGTGCGGCCATCATGCCAGCAGTGGCCATTGCACTTCCTGCGCTTGTCCACGCCGTGCTCATATTAGCCTGTGCTGCCATTTTGCCAGCTTGTGCCGCCCGCATACGTTTGGCGGCATTTTGAGTATGCTCCATTTCCAACCTAAGGCGTTGCAAATGTCCCCGATATTCTTCAGCACTCATGCCTGCAATACGCATATTTTGAGATATACGTTGCATAGATGCTTGATATTGACTCTCTGATAGCCTGCCTTGGTTATATTGCGCCTGTAACTGTTGCATTTGGCGGGCATAATTCCTAACCTGATTTTGTGACTCCTGCCATATTCTATCCAACCTTTTTTGTTCGGCGTTCAAATTTCGAGTCTTTTCATCAAGTTGCTGTAGTGCTACAGCTCCACGGCTCATAGTAGAAGTAAATGCTGATCCCATTATTGCACTGAGGGCAAACGACACAGCAAAAATTTTTCCAGCCGCCACAAAAACTACCTCCATTCTGTTATAATATGGGTAAAAATATTGTTTTAGGGGGTGTTATAATGCTTACAGCGTTTATATGTATCGTCGTTTTCTTCATTTGGCTTGGTGCTTGTCTGAAATTTTTCGCCATAGCTTTTGACGTTCTACTTGGTGCCACGTTTGGCATTCTAACATTTTTCCTAAACTTAATTGGTATCGTCTTTGGCTTGGTAAAAAAAGCCTGATTTCAGCCCCCTTAAGGGGGCTATTTTTTCGCCTATTTTTGCGCCATTTTTATAACGTCCAGCCAATCCACCAACTCACGAAGTGATTGCTTTTGCCAGTATTCTATGCTTTCAGTTTCTCGCAGCCTAAAAATAATCTCTCTAAGCTGTTTGGTAGGGTTAATTTTGCCTAGTTCCCAGCGGCAAGCAGTTCCTGCCCCAAAGACTGCAATAAAAAACGGCGCACCCTCTGTGTAACTTCCACAAATTCCGGTATCTTTAATGCCTTGATTTCGTTATAGCTTACATTCATCGCCTTTGCAGCCAGCCGCCCACAAAAATGACTGCTGTATACCAAATCCGGTGTGACATCCGCCGTCATACGGCATTCGCGTTCAGCGTGAGTAAATGCCTCGGCATCCAATTCCTCTAGTCTAGCCTCCAACGTAGAAAAATCCAGCTTTTTCTTTTCTTCTTCCATATCCGCAACCGGTTGCGTTTTTTCTTCTGCCATCTTCATAACCTCCAATATAGCGCGCCGCCATCCTCTGACGGCGCGTTTTCATCATCTTACAGGCCCAAAGCCTTGCGTACACTTTCCAGGTAATCAACACCGTCAATATAGTAGATGTAATTGAGTTTGTCGATTTCCACCTTGCGCTCGCCGCCAATCGTCACTTTGATGTAGACAATCTCCAGCGTGGTTTTGCTGTCGGTGTGGTCTGCGGGCTTTAATGCTCCCAGGTCTGCACCTTTCGGCAGGCCGCGCACATTGATTTTTACCGCCCGTACCCCCAGCGCCCCCGTGCCAGCATCATACTCCTCGTTGGCCTGCCGGAGTTCTAAGTCATGCGCTTTCATGCCTGCCAACTCTGTCAAATTTTCATTGATAGTACGCCAACTCAGCTCAAGCTCCATGCTTTCCGTCTGGCCCGGTGTCGGCATCTCTATTTCGCCGCCAATCCCAGCACCCGAAAGGGTTGCTGTCTTGGGCTTAAGGTTAGGCAAAGTCACCTCAGCCGTTCCCAGTTTTCTGTTGCCGCCTACAAAAACCTCGTAGGCGATTGTCTTATCCTGAATCATGTTAATACCGGACATGTTCCAGCCCCCTTTCTATTAAGCAAACAACGTCGAGATGTAGCTCGGGTCATATTCCTGTATAAAATCAATTTCACGGGCAGGCGAGGGCGGCGACATATAAACGTGGAACCGCAAAATACCATCCATCAAGTCGGTGGTGGTATTTTCATCCTCGCGGAACTCTACACGGCCACCCAGCAGCGCGCCTTTGGCGGTCAGGCCGTTAAGCCAAATATTGGCACTATCCACGACAGTCTCAACAAGTCGCTTATTGGTCGGGTCGTCAATCTTGCTCCAATACGTGGTAACAAGGGTATTACCTACCCAGTTGAACATACGGCGGTTCGTGATAAAGTTGTCCTTTACATCCGTATTGGACGGGTAAGCCGTGGTGCGGTTCCCCCACGATTTCCAGCCGCCAATAAAGTTAAGTGCCGTGATAATGCCCTGGCCGTTCAAATAAGCTGCCTGAGCGCTATTCAGGTAAACCTCCGTTCCATCTTCCAGTTTTGCGCCGTCAGCCTGGAAGGACTTATTAGACGGGGAATAGTAGGGGATATCGTCATGCTGGCTATCCGTGCGATTCATGAGACTGGCCAACTGGGTGCTTATGTGGCAAGTTTCATCCGCCAGTTTCAAGAGTGGCCATGTCAGCAGCGTGTTTTTGTCCACAAAGTTGTTTGTGTTCTTCCAGCTGGGTGCCGCCGTGTAACTCTTGACTACATCCGTGGGTTCGTCGCAAATGTTAATTGCGTTAAAGTGCCCACAGATATTTACGCACTTAGCGCGCATAACTGCCGCCACTTTGGTATTGTGAGACCAACCCGGTGCAATGACAGTACCCGGCACAAGCCCAAAGCGCGGATAGATTTCATCAATCAGCTCCATGCCCTC